GCACCGAAAAACTGGGGAGTTCACGGTAACGACTTTTATCAGAGCATTGATGAAGTAAGCAATTGGTTGGGCGCTTCCTATCTCGGCTGGACGAGCGACCTCGCCGGGTTGACACTCAGTATTGATGACGGTGGGGCTGCTGCTCCCGCTGCTCCTGCTGTAGAGGGTAACCAGCGCACAGCTGGCGCTGAGGGTTCTCACCGACGCGCAGAACCTAATACCACTTCTGAAAATCTTCCTGGAGACCTTGAAGCTGGAACAGTCGGAAACTTTATTGGCTGGATTCATGGTGAAAATGTTTCGGGTAATGATATCTGGTTCCAGGGTATTAGTGGCGACTGGTTCTGGTCTGGCTCCTTTACAGATGCTGGCACCGATGGAATTACTGACCTAAACCCTGCGCCTGTAGCTGCACCCCCAGTTGAAGTTCCCGCAGTAGTAGAAGCACCCACAGTTATTTCTCCCGTAGCAGAAGCCCCAGTTGTCGCAGATGTTGCGCCAACTACTCCTGTAGAAGCTCCTGTAGTTCCTACCCCAACTGTTGCAGATGTTGCGCCAGTTGCTCCTCCCGTAGTAAAGCCCACTATTTCCGTTCCAACAAAGGATGAAGTCTTGACCGCTATTAATGACACAGCAGCAACTGCTGAAGAAACTGCAAAGGTATCCACATTGACACTCACTAACCCCGCCTTCTGGATTTACTCAGGAGAGCGCGTCGTTAAATCCGCTGCCTACTCCGCTAATGCAATGCTTGTAGCCAATGGAGCAGGTTTGCTTCAGGCTGACTGGCAGGGAATTTTAGGTGTTGCAGCTATGGCTGCAATTTCTAGCTTGCTTGTTGCACTGTCTTCTTTCAAAGACATTTGATTTTCTAAGCTGCTACCTTAGGAAAAAACCCCCAGTGACCTTAGCGGTTGCTGGGGGCTTTTACGTTCTACCATAGATATAACCCATAATTATTATTAGGAGTTCTTAGGTGTCTGCACTGACAACCATTAAACATCGTCGTGGTCCCTCTACTGGTACCGGTTCCTGGAGTACTCAAGTTCTTGCTGCGGGTGAGATTGGGGTCGTTCTTGACCCTACTGACTTAGGACTTAACGGCAAATTTAAAATTGGTGATGGGGTTAAAACTTGGGCGGCTCTCCCTTATGCCCTATCGGGTCTTGCGGATTTGGCGACGAGTGTAGCGGGGGGTGCAGCGGGAACACTCCTTTACCAGAGCGCAGCGAATACGACAGCTACGAGCCTTTCTATTGGTGGAGTGGGTACCGTCCTTAATAGTACGGGCAGTGTCCCACGATGGACTTTGCTTGACCTTAATACAACATATTTTAATGCAAATCAAACATCTACAAATATCGCATCTTTAGTAACTGATGAAACTGGTTCAGGGTCACTCGTGTTTGCTAATAGTCCAACCTTAATAACGCCAAGCGTTACTAATGCGGGGGCTATTTTTAAAGGAACAAATACAGGGTCTACTACGCTGTACTCTCCACTGACAAGTACTGCCAGTTATTCAGTAAGCCTTCCAGCAAGTTCGGGTACTCTCATCACTTCAAACGATGGAGATTCACGGTATTTACGAAGTGGCGCAGCTAACACTTCTGTAACGGGGTCAATTGTAAGCAACGCAGCTATTACTACCACTTCCTCGGTGACTGGTGGAACAGTCACTTCTTCAGGAATGACAACTTCAGGAATTGTAGCTAATACTTCTGCGGGATTATTTCAATCGGTATCATCAGTACCTATTGGTAATGGTGGAACAGGAGGAACTGATGTTCCTACGGGTCGTCAAGGTCTTCGCATTTATGTTCAGCAATACCAGCCAACAGGCACTGCTGGTAATGGGTTTATTTCGGGGTATGTACCGGCTACTAATGACCTTTGGTTCTGGTAGGAATTAAAGTATGACTTATTATCTGACAATGTCGATGTCGGAGTCTTCAACTAATGCTCCTGCTAACCAGTCAAATATCTCTTGGTATGTTTATCTAAACTCAGATAATAGCCAGTCGTATGCTAATTACCCTGGAATGACACTTGACTATAACATTGGTGGTCAAACAGGAAATGTTGGAGTTCCATCTGCGGCCTCATGTGCCGGAGGAGCTACGCCGCTTGTAGCAAGTGGAACACAGACAATTACTCATAATACTGATGGCTCTTTAGGAACCGTAAGTGGCTCAGTAACGTTCAATGGTCAAGGGGGTTATTCTCCCGGAACTATCTCCGCCTCAGCCTCTTGTGGTAGTACTGACTTTGTTAGGATTCCTACTACACCTACATTTTCTAGTGGTCCTACGAGAACAACAGGTACTTCAACTGTAAACATGACTTTGTCTACAGTAACCAACTATGGAACATCGTTAAAATACTATGTAGATTATAGTAAAAACTCAGGAAGTTACACTGGACAGTTAAACAGCACATCAACTTCATTTTCTTTTACGGGGCTTACGTTAGGCTCTTCCTACGTGTTTCGAGGATATGCGTCAGATACAGAGGGTACTAGTACAGTAGTTACCTCGGGGTCAGTGGCTATTCCCAATGTTCCAGGACTTCCAACCTTAACTGTAGGGTCTCCATTAGGTCGAGCAGTACTTCTTACAGCTACTGGTGCTGCGACTAATGGCGCAACAATTGATTACTATTATGCGCAGTTGTCTAGTGATAACGGTATTACTTGGAAAAATGCGGCTGGGACACTAAATGGTACGGATGCCATGGCAGTTTCCGGAGCAAATTTCACCACTACGTATAGCAACTTGCAAGGTGGAGCTACTTTTCTTTTCCGAGTGTACGCGCACAATCAAATGGGAAATGGCGCAATAGCTACCTCTCCTACAGGTACGTTTATTCCTTCGGGGGGTCATCGTTACGATGGCTCTAACTTTATTGCAGCAAGTACCGCGCAAAGATATGACGCAGTTTTACTGGCTTACACGCCTATTGTTACTGCTAAAAAGTGTTTGATTTCAGGGGTAATTACTAATGCAGTGGGTAGTTCTGGAACAGTAACTTACACAGCTGCTAACCAATTTGTGGCCGGAAATGTGGTCACAATAACTAATGTCACTCCCACGGCGTACAACCTCACTAACGCAGTAATTGCTACAGCTAGCCCCACTCAGTTCACTATTACTAATGGAGCTACGGGAACGTACAGCTCCTCTACTGGTACCGCGCTCAGCTGGGCTGACCTTACTTAATCCTGCTGTTTAAAGAAAAGAGACTTACATGCGAGGCGGTAATCGCGGCACTAATCAAAGCAGCCGATTTGGTATGGACTACGAGGCAAACTCCATGTACGAAGGAATTGCAGAAGAACTTGGTGGAACTGTCGGGCAACAAGTGGACTGGTTTCGTTGGCAAGACTACTATGTCGATGCAAATTACACGTCAGTAGTTGACGACATTTATGACACTTCTAGTGGAGTATCTGGTCAGGGACGACGATGGATGCTTCCCTTCAAACTTCCCACCGTTATGGCACAACTAATTCGCTCCAGCAATGTTATGAATGAGCGCGGATTTTATGTAACAGATACTTTACGTCTTGTAGTAAATGTTGGCGATATTCAACGCCTTATTCCAGAAATGATGAGTAACCCCAGTTCTCACATTAAAGACAGAATTTTATATATGGGAGAGATTTATACTCCTACGCGAGTTCTTCCACGAGGTTCATTCGGAATGCGGTGGGCTGTAGTAACTATTGACTGCAACCAAGTTAATCCTGAAGAGTTAGTTGATGACCCGCAATTCCAGAGATACGCTGAACCAGCCACAGTAGACCGGCGTTCTTCCGTAGTAACACTAAAATCCCTAGCTGTAACTAATTACGCCCTAGTTCCGTCGTTCAATCCAACTATAACTTCCTATACTCTTGCGGTTGGAAGTACCGAGTCAAAGGTTTTACTGACACCAGTTGCTGCCTCGGGTATGGAAAACATTATCATGATTGATGGAACACTAGTGAAGACAGGGCTTACGGCATCAGTTCCTTTGATGGGAACAACAACCATAACCAATATCGTAGTTTCTACGGATAATAGCCCAGCAAGTCAAACTTATAAAGTCACAATTACTAAGGGGGCGTAATGCCATTTGAGTCTGAAGCTCAACGTAAATACCTTTGGTCACAAAAACCTGAGGTTGCAAAAGAATTTGCTAAGAAAACTCCTAAAGGAAAAACTCTTCCTAAAAGAGCACACAAGATAGAA